ACTGAATCCTTGTGTTAGTAAACAACTCATATTCGTAAGGTGGTTTTAAGTGATGTTAAGAATTTGAATATTCAACGATTTCAGATGGGAATGCAACCTGCCATCCACGACGATAACGGAATGAATATTTCACGTTCTGGTCGTCTTGGCTGTACCACATTTCTGCTGCTTCTTCTTCGTTAAGCAAGTCAACGCCCAAGAATAAATTGCGGTCAGGGTCCATCGCAAAGATGAACGGATTGTCACCGCTATTTGAACCAAGTCCATCAAGACCGTGAACAGGTATGATTTCGTGTACTGAACCCTCAGCGAATATGTTCTTCTGATTGCCGCCCACAGGGAAGTGGAACAAGTTGTCGATGAACATTTTCTGACGATACAATTCAGCGATGTCATAGCCGCAGAATATCTTAACGCCTGCATTACCTTTCAACTGAACAGGAATCTTAGCAACCACGTTCTGCATGATAGTGCGCACGTTTGATGTGGTCACTGGTCCTGCAACCGCAGTAGCTACATTCGTACCCGTTGCAGCCTTAATGATTTTTATCAAACCATCATAGATTGACAAGTATGCAGATGTTGAAGTCGTGTCGCCCTGCCAGTCAGCAGTTTCTTGATGCTTCTTAATCTGCTCAACGATGTCAGTCACAATCTTTGCAGGTATGTCTGATTCGGTGTACTTCTGTCCGTTCTTAAGCAGGATTTGTGTCCATTTAGCTTCAAGTGTACGTGGACAAAGTGTGTCCTGATACTTCACCGCTTTAGCATCAATCTCACGCTGCGTGAATGCAGTCGTACCTGATGCAAGGAATGAACAACCATCACCTGATTGTGGAATCGGTGTGTTGGTTAAAATTTGCAAAGCCATTTTGCTCTTTACTCCCACTTGCACGTTTGCCAATGCAGCGGTTTCTGATTCGAAGTGTAAGGCTGTGAGCAGCTCCTTACTGGTTTGGTTAACGTAGTCCGTTAACGATGAAACTGAAAATGCCATGTTATTTAGTTTTTATTGTTTTTAATGTTGTTAGTATTGAATCAATTTTTTGTTGTTTCTTGTCTTTTGCAGTCGTGAACTGCTGATTCTCTTTCTTCAGTTCTGCTGTTGGCAGGTCGCTTATTTTCTCAATCAGTTCAAACATCTGCTTGTTGGTTTCTTTCTGCTTGTCGATTTCAGACTGCATCGATGACATCTTGCCCTCGATAGCATCCATCAGTTCCTTTAACTTCTTGCCCATATCTTCTTCTTCTTTCTTTGGATACATACCTGCTTCTGTTTCGGCAGGTGTTGCAGGAAGCACAGGCTCGATGGCTGTGATAAGTCCGTTCGCTGTGGTTACCTTAGTGCCATCTTCAAGTTCGTGCGTTCCATCTGGTGCTGGGTTCGTACCTTGTTCAGTAACGACCATAAGCGGATAGCCCACTTGAAGTTCGTCATACGTTATCATAGTGCCATCTTTCAGCTTGCCCTCGCCCATCATCTTTTCTTCTTCTTTGGGTTTTTCTGTGGCTTCAGGCATAGCTTCGCCAAGCCCTAACAGGATGCGCATCTTTGCGAATTTCTCTTCGCCGATTAATTCTTTGATTGATTGTCTAATATCTGACATAGCAGGTTGTTTACTATAAATAGCAAACCTGCATAGCTGTTCAACTTAGAACTTCTTTCAGCTTGTTGATGACCTGCTCATCCGTTGCAGTTATCAACTTCTTTAAGAAAAAACCCTCTACGCTGAAGCCTTTGAATGTGCCTGCTTTTATTAAGTTCCACACCTCGTCATTCTCTATCTTATACGAACCGAACCAACTGCCATCGGGTATGTTGTCGAAGCCTGTCGGTGCTGTTATGCCACGCTGTTTGTCGATGATGAAACTCTCGAACATATACACGCCCTCTACCTGCTGACCGTTGTGCATCAAGTTCACCGAATGTTGGAACCCATCCTTGTGGTACTTCATTACAAGCTGCTCAATAGTGGCTGCATCAAATACGACATAGAACTCGAAGCCATCAGCACCCTTGCGATATATAGGCAGGTTGGCAATCATTAGCGGTCCAGTTACTATCCTGCGTTCTTGATTTTGTACTGCAAATTTCAACTTCTGCTCACGGTCTATCTGTTCAAGTTTACGCTGCGCCCATTCGATACCTGCATCGCCACCCCACGCAAGCCACATCAACCGACCACACCCATCGCCAAGTTCTTTCTGTGAATTTTGTCTGTGCCGTTCAAATGCTGCCATACGTGCAATCGTGTCACGGCTGATAGGTTCGCCCTTTGCAAGTTGATTCGCCCTTGCCTTACCGACTGACGTACCACAATCGCCCCATCCATTTTCTTCTGCCCAACGCAATGCTACCTTTGCATTTTCTGATGCCTGCTTCGGATAGTCGTCATAGCTGTCTTGGAATTGCTCCGACATCCCTTTATTCTCATACATACTGATGCACATCGCAATGGCTTGGTCTTGCTCCTTGCCCTCGTCAATCATTGCAGGTATGCAGCGTGATAGGAACTCTGACTGCGTTTCGCCTGCTTGTGGCTCGATAAATATCTCTGCATTGAACTTCATCCACATACGCTCGATAGCAGGTTGGTCAACTAAGGCAACGGCGTTTAATCCTGTATCGCTGTTGTCGTCAATTATCATCTTGTAAATTGGGAACTTATCCATATAGTGCTTTTGTTTTTATGTCTGTAATTCTGTTCTGTGATGTGCTGATGTCGTCTTCAAGAACATACGCCTTAATCGGTTGCTGCCCTTGTTCTTGCCCTTGTGGTATGATTGTGCCTTGTGGGTTGAATGTTGGAACGGTCGGTGCTGTTGGTGCAGATATTGAACCGCCACCACCGCCACCTGCTCCTGCACTTCCACCTGATGTACTGCCACCATCATATTTTTGTGCTCGTATAGCTGCGACTCTTGCAAGACCTGCCGCAATGGTAACACCTGCCGCAACTGCTGCTCTTATTGGCGCATCTGGTGATGGAATAGATAGTTGCGAATTGTATGCTTTTTGCGCTGCAAGATATGTGTCAATTAAAGTAGTTGCAATATTGAATGCCTTGTTTGCTTGGAATTGTCTTTTTCTACCTGCTTCTGTTTTAGCTGGCAATGTGTTTATTATGTCGCTTACTTGTTTTATTGAATCAAATGCAAGTTGTTTATCTGCCTGTAATTGACGCTGTTTTGCTTGTATTTCTTCTATATAACTTGCTGCATTAATATCACTTCTTTTTTGTGCAATAATGGCATCTTTTTTTACTATTGGAAGTTCATCTACATTTTCAGTTTCTAATTTTTCAATTTCAGCATTTTTAGCACGCTCTTGTTTTAATTTATCTAAATAATCTTTTTCTTTTTGTAATCGTGCATTATTAAAATTTTCAATTCTTTGTAATTCTAAAACTTGAAATTCAATTTTTAGATTTTCAATTTCTTTTTCTGCATCAATTAATGATTTTATTTCATCTGCTGTTAAATCACGAGCTTTTGCTCTTAATTCATTTGCGAATATTGTTTGTGCATCAAGTCGTTTGTTTATGAATTGCTTTTGTATAGTAAGAATTTCATCTTGTGATTTTCCCTCTGCTTTTGCTTGTGCTAATAGTAGTCTTTCTCTATTTGATAATGATGTTAAATTGTCATTTAGTTCTTCTGAATTTCTTCGTAGTGCTTTATTGTATGCTTCAGTTGCCCTTGTAGCTTGTTCTGTTTCGTCTGTTAATTTCTGATACATTACAACTGCCTGCGCAAGCAATGCTACTATTGCGCCTATTCCTGTTGAAAGTAACGCAATTTTGAATGCTTTCATTGCACCTGTACTTGCCCCTACGGCTATTGTGTAAAGGTTTTGTGCTGTGGTCAGTGCAACGGTCTTGATGATGCTCGCCTGCTTCAACCCATCTGCAATAGATTGTGTCGCCTGCAATAGTGCCGTTGCTGATTGAACCTTAACTAATGTGGCTTGCAGTTCTTCATTCTTTGTGCCGAATAACGCCGTTGCAGATATAGCCGCTGTCAATCCACCTGCCACCGTTTGACCGAATGCAGCGAATGCCTGCGCCTTTGCGCCCGGGTCAAGTGCATTGATTTTCTCTTGCAGGTCTTTTACTTGGTCACGTGCTTCGGCTGCTTTCTTAGCATACGTATCAGATAATGCGCTGTCGCCTGCCTTTTCCGCTTCCAATGCCGCCGCCGTTAGATTCTTAATCTCTTGACGTGCCTCTTTGAGCGCATTCGTGCTTGCTCCTGTGTTGACCTTTACATCTAATACTACTTCTGCCATATTATTAAATAGAAAATGTTAAGAAATGAATTGCAATATCTCGAGTGCCTTGTCCTTACGTGCCACCGTGTAATATGTCGTCTGTGCATATCCGTTCGTTGTAAAGTTCGTTGACCATGCAGAATCCTGACCGTTCTCGAACCATAAGCGCAATCGTGGTGAACCGATACGCCAGTCATCAACGTGGTTGCGTATTGCATTCAGCAGATTCACATACTGCTGCGTGGTTAGTTCGCCTTTGAAGTACTCAAATAGTTCTGCAATCTGATAGTTGCGCACTTCCTCATACTTATTATCTGCAAGCACCTCAACGGTTGATAGTATGTCGTTATCGTAATATTGAATCACGTTACGAACTGCTCCGCTTGGTATTGTTTCTGTTGTTAGTCTTACTGTTATCATCTGAAATAAAGTGCTACAATTAAGTTTACGTTTGTTGGATTTGTCGCCCAAGTAGGTGCTGTGAATTTTAACTCGAAATAATCGCCCGAAACAAACGATGCACCCGATAACCCCGTTGCTTGTACATATACGTTTGCCGCATTCATCAATACGCCCGTTGATATAGTGAAATCTGTCGTGTTGTTTTTTCTTATTGCCAACGTGCCTGATTCACCACTTCCGATTGTACCTGCTACCCTGACCATTATCGATGCCGCAATCAACTGGAATGATGCAGCTACATAATGCCTACGTGCCGCCGCCGTTGTTCCCCAATCCAATGATGCAGATAAGTCACCTGCATAGTATGTCGTCGCATCTAATGGGTTAAATGCCGTTGGTGCGATTCTGTGCATAAACACGCCCGACTTCTGATTAAATGTCGTCCAATCCGTTGATGACAATGCACCCCTATTGGTTGATGATGCAGTTGGTATGTTGATTGTAATCGTGCCGCTTGTCGTTATTGGCGAACCGCTGATATTTATGTCGCTCCCTGTCGTGCCTGCTGCAACTGCTACCGATGTGACCGTGCCGCTTGTTAATGTTGGAAATGTTTGCAGACTTCCATCGCCACGCACATATTGCGAAGTGCTGCCACCTAATACCGTGCCAAGCGACTTGTTCTTCCATAGATTGTTCGTTCCTGTTTCATATACAAGCAGATTGTTATTTGCAGGCGTTGTGATTAGGACATCGTGCAATTCGTTAAGTTCATATCCGTTCTGTGGCTTGATGTATATCTGACCATTACCTGCATTCGCTCGTTCTACTATACCAATATACACAAGATGGTTCGGTGCAACTGGCTTCGTTGCAGTTAAAGTGCCTGCCGTAGCACCTAAGTATAACTGGTCACCTGACGTATAAGCTGACGTGTTCACGCCCGATATTACGCCCTGCGTTATGATGAAACCTTTTTGATTAGCACCTATGCTCGAACTGAATACAACACCGACCGTTTGCGCTGAAGTTGCATCTCCAGTATTCGATGCTAACTTAACGCTCATTCGATTGCCCTGCGCACCAAAGGCATATACTGGTTGTCCTTTGGTAATTGTTACTGAATCAGCATTCGTGACATAAGCAAATAATTGATTCGGCGCAACACCTATCATCTGGAAGTTAGTGCCATCATATATCAAGATAAACTGCTGCCCTGATTCAATGTCGCCCCCTGTTACCTGAATATTCAACTGCTTCACTAATGTCTTTGCCCCAAGTCCGTTTATGTTGATAGTCGAATCATCATCATTCCCATTGGTGAATTTAACTGCATATACATCCCCCTCTGTATATGATGCCACTCCCGATATGGTTACCGTGTATGTGTTCGTGCCTGATGCTACGCCATAAGATACACCACCATCGATTGTCCACGTTCTGTCTGCTGACAAGTCCTGCGTGTTGCCGTTAATCGTTATCGTTCTGGTCGTAGGTACGCCACCCGATGAACCGCCACCGCCCGTACTCGCTGCCCACGTTGGTACGCCTCCACTGCTTACCGTTAACACCTGCCCCGATGTGCCTATCGGTAATCGCTGCCATGTACCGCTGCCGACATAGTATAGGTCGCCTGTTGCAGAATTGTTGCGTGTAATCAGGAACTCACGAATGCCTGCATTCATCCGCATCCATACCTTGCTGTCTGCCACGTTCGCCATTATCTCGCCCTCATATATGTCCGTTGCACTCCACGTACCATCCGTGAAGTCGCTTGTCGGTCCTGCCGTTGGTACAATACCAGTCACGGTGCTGTACTTCTGTATCATCTTGCTGTCTTGTATATTGATTGGCATACTATCCTCTTATTATGTGAATGTTTGATGTCGCTGCAAGGCTTCGCACTTCATCCTTACCGCCCACCACTACGTTATAGAATGAATCAGCAGCGATATTGCGTATTTCATCCACACCGCCGATGACAAGGTTGTAATTGACAAGGTTATCAATCGGGTTGTCTGTGTCGCCTGCTACGAATGGTGTACCCTCTTTGATTTTCAAGAACTCGCATTTTGTAACCTGCGCATTAATAGGATTGTAGTTCTCAATCTTATTAAGTCGGTAATATGAATTGTCGATGAAATACAATTTTCTGAAGTCAAGATTGAATATGTCTGAAACCGTTATATTCAAATACATAACAACTATCTTGCTGTCCTTATCCGTTATCTCTGCGATGTATTTGCTCCAGTATTTGTTGTATAGATTGTTGTCCGTATATGTTAGTGGTGCATCAAATACCCAATACACCTGCTTTGGCTTGTCGAATAATAAATCTAATGTCGGTTCTTGTGGTTTGTCTGTATGTCCTGTGAATGGATATTTTAGATAAGTTGTTTCTACCGTGTTGCTTGTTAGTGGGTCGTGTGTTACTCTATACTTACCATCAAACATACCTGAATAATGCAGTATGCGAATGTTGAAGTCGAATGGTGATGTTTGATTGTCGCTAAATTTATATATGGCAGGCGTTACCGTTAAGCCTAACTTTTCATTTAAATGTGTCGGTGAAAATATTAATTCTATTTTATTTTCTGCACGTACAAAGTCGTTGTCTATGTTAAGTGACTTCTCGCCATATATTTGTTTCCATAGGTCGGTATAGATACTGTTGTAATAATCAGTGTCAGGCTTGTATGATAATTTGAAACTGCTAAATTCAAGTTCGCCCATCGGGTATATCTCAATCTGCCTGCTGTTATCCAATTTCATTGTCCAGTCCAACACATCACTGCTCATAAAGTCATTGTAAGGCTCAATGATTAGGTTGTTTATGTTGTCTTTATCAACATCAATATAAAGGTTGAACATCTTGACAAGGCTCATTAAGAAGTCAACCTGTTTGATGTTTGTCGGCGCAAATAAATTCAAGTTTGTTACTGGTTCGGTAAATACTCCAGTTGTATTATCATATCCGTTGTTCAAATCAAATGCAGGCGATGTGCTGTCATTATCGAATACTATCTTATAGTCAACTTGTGGACCGTTAACGCTTATCGGACTTGATACATAGGCATAGCATCCGTTGTTTGGAAGCCCTGTGTTAACTATATCCTGATACTCAACAAAAAAATATGAACCTGGGTCATTTACTCCAAGATTTCCTCTTTCTTCAATTACTAAGTTATTTGCAAAAGTAAGCGTGATATATATTTCATCGCCATAGTACAAATCCGTTATTGCTTCTAATTGCGTATAGTAGTCGTTGTTTGTCGCTAATGTGGATGCTAATACTGCTTCCTGTGTATTGTCATAAACTGATTTTCTAATCAATTTAACTATTGCAGATGTTGCTGGTTGTAATGTTATCACCAAGTTTGCATATATCTTCGCCTTACGTTTCTGTAATTTGTATGGTATGATTAATTTCTTAAAGAATGCAGAATCAAAGAATGCGCTTGTATAAGTAAAATTTATCGAATCAAATATGCTGTCAACTATTTGCTTTGCATATACCGCAGGTATTATATTGTTTGATTCAATGTTGGATAGCGTTACGCCAGTTGCTCCGTTATTAATTAATGTATAAACATATCCCTCACCATCAGGCTCGCCGTTCTCAAAGTTAGTTGTGATTGTACCATTGAAATTGTCATATACTGCATTGTTCTTTATTATGCTTGTATCCCTGCTGTTGTTAATGTTGGCTAAAGTTCGTTTATGGTTATACTGCGACAAATCAACTTCAGTCAGCAACTTATTACCTAAGCTATTAAAAAAACTGCCTATTCTCCCGAATACAGATATTTCGTATTCAATGAAGTCACGTGTGCGGTTTATCTGAAGTAACTGCATCACGCCCCTGAACTGCTCTATCGTGTCAATCTCGATGTATGCAAGTGCCTTAATGTTAGGATTAAAGCTGCCATCAATATCAATCTCGAATATGCTGCCGAATAGTGCGTTGTTCGTGTCTGTGCCTGGTAGCCTTACGGTCTTGCTGAATGAACCGTTGCGCTTGTCAGGATTGCGTATGTCTGCAATGTTATAGGTTAATGTGAACGGTATATCGTCGTATAAATCCACCTCTACATATTCAAGATAAAAGAACACACCGCTCTGACTTGTCGGCACGGATGCGTTCAATGTAAGGCTCTGCGTTGTGCCGTTGGCTGATAATATCTTGCGCTCGATGTCGCCTGTGCTTGTCCTTAAGATTATCGTCTTGCCGTTGTCGGCTGACGTGAAGTTCGTGTTACTGCCTTGTACCGATATGCTGCCTGCCGATAATGTTACCGTGCCACGCCTGTTCGGTGATATATATAATTGCGTTCTGCTCATCGTGTTGCGTATTGCTGATAGCCATATTCCATATCTATTACTAACTGCGAAGCACCATCATTGACCGACTTACGCACCTCATATGTGTTCGTGTTGATTTCAACAGGAACCAATGCACCATCCTCAACCGAATAGACCGTTGGCGATGTGATTAGTTCCTGCAACCAATCGAACTCTGCATCCGTTAGCCAATCCGAATTCAACTGAACCGATTCTTTGCTCTCTACGTGGAATGTGGTCTTGCCCCTGTTCTTGATGTTCTGCGTGAACACGCCTGATGGGAATGTGTAGTCTGTCTTTTCGAATCGCTGCCGCTCTACCGTGATTGTTTCTCGTGAAACCTTTGTGAACTGCGCAGAATCAAATCCACCCCATCTGTTTTGGAATACAAGGTTGTATGTCGTGTATGTGCATTCTGCATCAAGTATGTAATACGTGTATGTAAGGCTGTTGAAGTCGAAGCTGCTATCTAAAGCAGTTACCGTGTAATATGCCACGTTGTTAGTGATTATCGGTGTGCTGCCTGTTAAGGTAACAATCGTATTGTTCGCTATGTTGCCACTGCCAATCGGCACTCGCAGGAATTGATTCATTAAGCCTGTTACCGTGTTGTTCGTGTTGGTCAGTCTGTATGTGCCAAGACCTACGCCTGCGCTATTGTATGTCGCTATATATAACGCTGCCACATCATTGGTCTGCTCTTGTATCATATAAAGCCAAGCATACGAACCTCGTGTATGCCTGAATGTCAACGGCGTAGTAAGGAACCTTGCCGATGCGTTCTGATTGATGCAGCGTGTCGTTGTGTCAAAGTTGATGAAGTCACGATAAGGGATGGATGCGTTCCATAGCCTTAGTGTGTCGCTCGTCACGTCAAGTGTCTGTGTCGTGCCGTATTCTTCACCCACCTTAACCTGAACGGATGCACGCATATTCGGGCAGTTGTTGAAGCCTGTATCTGCATATTCGATGTCGTGGCTGATGTAACTATCCACAATGCGATGCAGGTCTATTGCTCCATATCCGTTCGGCATAGGCGACTTCTTGACCGTTGCCTGCAATGTGCCGTTGATGAATATCTGATATATGTGCCTGTAACCTGTTTGCACATTGTTCGTTCCTGATACGGTAAGGAAGCACGGATTGTGTGTCGGAGCGAAGTTGTGCGTGGTCGTGTAGGGCTTGTCTATTATCGTTATTGCCATATAGTTAAATAGAAATAAGTTATTGTCGTTTGAATGTGGTCAGCGCAATCTCTAACTTCTTGCCCAATCGCTTTTCGGTTTCTTCTCGCAAAGCAGTAATGCTCTGGTCGTTTATTACACTGCTGAAGAAGTTAGTCGCCCTGATACCTCTGTCAATTATCTTGTTGCGTATAGCGTATGCAATGCTGCTGTTGATGTTGCGTACTGCTGCTCCCGATTGTGTTGTGCTTGTGCGTATCTGTATCGGCTTCTGCGCTATCCATAGTTCAAGGCTGTTCTGAAACTTGCCGCCACTTGACTTCGGCTTCTGTGGGTAGGCGAACGGCGAATCAGCACTTTCGGGATAGGTTGACTTGCGACCTTTTACACCCTTGTCCACATACTTCCAATAGTCGTTCATCACAAGCTGCACCGATACCGTGTTGCCTGTTTCTTCCACGTTCACCTGAACGCTGTTATATAGGCTTTGTTGCCCTGTCTTGCTCGTCGCATTCAGATTCTCTTGTACTTGACTTTTTACGGCTGTGATGAACTTGATTAGTATGTCCGTGATGCTGTCTTGTATGATTACCTGCGTGTCGCTTGTGTCCGTGATGCCGATGTCGGCTGCCTCGAACTTCGCCCACCTTTCTCTTTGTAATTTGTTTATGCCTTTCGGGATTGTTGCCATTGCTTCTTTTGTTTTGCTTCATCATTCCGTGCTTTGTCAAGCCTGAATGAATAGTAATTAAAAAATTCAATTATCTGCATATCGAAGTAATAATCCCACATACGCCTGTCGCTGCTCAGTTCTTCCAAAATAATATACCACTTCCATCTCTTCTCGTAGTTGTCGGCAGTGTTTGTTTCAACTGCTTGGTCTGTTTGTCGGCTTCCGAAACCAAATAGCTTAGTGTAGCGTCTAACAAAGCGTTGAAGTGAAGATAAAAAAAAACCGTAATCGGATAGGCAACATCAATCGTCATCTTCGCCTTAAATATGTCGGCTCGCCTTATCATATCTTCAGTGCTGTATGTCTTGCTGTCGCTCATAAAGATTGCAAGTATCTTGTGCATATTGTATATGATTTCATCCTGCGTTTTGCTTAACAATTCCAAATCTATGTACTGCGCAAGTTTCAGTTTTTCCATCTTCATCTGCAAGTTATACTTCACCCCATCGAACTTGACCTGCGTAGGGATGTGGTCTGCGCTTGGGAACTGATTGATGAATGTTATTTTGTTCATCATAAAGGCATAGTCATCCATATCCACGTTGCCGATTACTTCTTCACTCTGTCCTGTTAGCACTGCAAGTATCTTGATGTCCTTTTCCAATACCAAGCCATCAGGCATCTTCAGTATCGCATATATCTCTTGGAACTTGCCTATGCTGATGTCGCTCCAGTCTGTCGGTAGGGTTATTCGTATCATCGGAATAAAGTTACTTTGTTTAATTGTCTCGTTAGCCTGCAATGGTTAGCAAGTGCAAGGGCGCACACCGTATCATCGTGCATCCCATCGGGCGCAGAATATCGCACACCACGTGCGCTGTATGTGTATTCGAATGATTCCATTTCTTCTTGCATTACCCCACTTAAAATAGAAACCTCACGCTTTTGTACCGATGTAGCCAGCTCCAACATTATCTGCTGCTTCGATTCTGATGTGAACTTGAACCCCTCTGCGTTTGGACAAATTTTGACCAATTCTTCGACAATCGGGTCGCCGACACCAGTGCTATCTATCAATGCAGGTGTGGTGCCGATTAGCATCTTCAGTATTGCAGTGGTGCTGCTCCAATCCTTTTGAAAACGCTCGAAGTACGCTATGCTGCCGTTCTGATGTAGTCCGACGATGCAGGTGTAGTCGCTCGACTTAGCAAGGTCAACGCCGTAGAAGTGTACGTTGGTGGCGTATGGTTTATTCTGTATCTGTTTTCGTATGTGTTCAAGTCCGAATGGGTTGGCTGTGTTGTCGTTGAACTCGGCAAGGTACTCCTGATTGAATGCGATGTCGGGCAGGTCTTTACGTGCTGCTTCAATTTCGTCTTTGTCGATAAATGGATTTGTTGATGTCGGCATTTTGAATGAAGCCCAGTCGTTATCCGCTTGTCCTTTTGCGTATAACTTGTAAAAGTCATTTTTGCCTTTCGGTGTGGATAGCATCCAACCATCGCCACGCATATCTGTTAGTGTTGGTCTGATGCTTTCAGTCCATAGCTGCCATAGGTTCTTCGCATAGGCTGCTTCATCCACAATAGCTAACTTGTATTTTCTTGAACGACCTGCAAGTGGATTGTCAAGTGTCCAGAACTCGATGCTGCCACCTGTTAGCAATTCAATTATCTGATTGTCGTGCTTCCGTTTGATTATCGGATAAAGCCTGCTGTATAGTTCTTTGAAAGTGCCTTCGAGTAGCTTGTATGTCGGCGTGAAATATCCGACTGGCGCATTCTCTTTCATTGCGCAATTAATCATCAACCTTGTTGCAAGGTATGACTTACCCCATCGCCTGCCGCAGTTTAATACGTTAAATCGCTTGGCTTCATTCAGCACCTGTATCTGTGCTGCGTGCGGCTTCGGTCGGCGTATCGTCGTCATCTATTAGTCGGATTGTCATTTCGGTCTTCACGTCTGCATTCTCTCTCGGCTTACCATATACCCTTGTCAGTAATGTTTCAAGCGAATACAAGCTGCCTTTTTCAATGCTCTTGCGAATAGCTGCTGCAATAGTTTTTTCAAGCACGGTTGCCTTTGGGTTATCCCATACCGACTTCAACTCTTCCATATCCATTGCCATCATTACTTGTATGGTGTCGTTTATCTCGGATAGTTTATAGCCCTGCTCTTTAAGTAGGCTTACATACTTACGTGGTCTGCCGTTTGGGTTGCCTGACTGCCCTTTCTTGAATTTATGCGGCTCTATGTTTTCAGCTTTCGGCATCGTTGTTATTTCGCTGTTTTATTTGAGCGGCAAGGTCGCTCCGAACGCCATCACCCGACTGGAAGCCGGGCGCACTACCTTGTGCTATTGCCGCATTTTTACGCTCTTTCAAAGATACTTTTTTGCCTTTATACATTCCTGCCCCCATTTCATCTATTTTGCTAAATGGTAATATCGGCACGGTTATTTTGCAAGTTTTGTCAATTAGGTAAATATATCTTAATTGAAAACCATTTAGATATTTAAATTCTTTAGGTGCTGCCGCTTTGCCGTTATTATTTAATATATGTTTTCCCTTTTGAAATGTAAAATCTGAAACAACTTTGCCATTCAATACACCCAAAGTTTGATTTATTTTTATTGATGTTAAATTAAAACCACTTGCACGATATATTGTACCATCTCCGCATTGTGTTCCATCGCTAAAACTTAATATCCATTTAATATGTGATGCATTTTTTTTAATTAACTTAATAGTAATTGCAATGCATCTGCTTTCACTATATTTTGGCAAATAATTATCAAATGCCATTCTGTTCAATTCAAGCATATCATTCCATCCAGTGTTAGTTACTAATTGTAAAACTTTTCTTTTGTCCATTGGACTACCATAACTTAAAACTCCGTGAAGTTTATCATCAAGGAAGCATCCGAAATGAAGACTGCTATTTGGAACGCATTTTCCTGAATAATGGTGCTGCTTTACAAACTCATTTGCAATTTTACTTGGTATTACTTTTACGATTATTTCCTTTGCCCTGCCCATTGCATTATGATTAAATAAAGTGCGTTGCCGTTGCTGTTTTCGTTGCCCATTGTTTCGGCATACTTATACTCTTCCGTTTCTTTAATATCCTGAATAGCGTTTTTTATTTGCTCTGCCTGTTCATCAGCCAAAGTAAAAGTCATTTGTTGAAATGGTGCTTTGTCGCCATCAGGTAAAGTAAAATCAGTGCCCAATCCGTCTGCACTTAAATCAAACCCCGGCACATCCAACCCCCACTCATTAAGCTGTTCCGTATCCCAATCATTAGCCAACTGCTCCCACTCCCATTCACCATAGCCGATGTTATCCTTTATCACAAACTCCCTGCGCCTTTCTTCTGTCCAGTCGTCTGCCATCATTACGTATGTGCTTGGTATCTCTTTGAATTTCAACTCCTGCAATGCCTTTAACCGCATATTGCCACCAAGTGGATAGATACTGCCATCCACATCTGTTACGCACACCATTGGTCGCTTTTCCATCATCTCGGGAAACTCCTGCAACGACTGAACCAACTTCTTGAACTTGTCATCCTTTATGATGCGTGGATTGTTCGGGTTCGGTTTAATCTTTGATAGTTTTATTTTACTCATATCTATTTTATTTTTTTTGCTGGTACTCCTGCGTAAACACCTGATTCAGTTATATCGTTCAACACCACCGCCCCTGCTCCTATCGTCACCCCATCGCATATATGTACGCCCTCACGTATCACTGCGTTTGTACCAATATAGACACAATCACCTATCACGCAATAACCACTTACCCGTGCTCCCGGTGCAAGCGTTACATAATTGCCAATCACACAATCGTGACCGATGTCTGAATGTAAGTTCATATGCAGATGCCTGCCCGCAATTACGTTAGTGGTTATCACTGCATAAGGGCATAGTATCATCCCATTGTTGTAGCTTGAAGTCATCGCTGTCTTATGGATGATGCGGTCATAGTTCTGATTTCTCGGCATCTCTTTCACCAACTGCATACGAACGGTCGGATTGCCTATTGCAATTACCGTTGGCATATCTGTTGGCAACGTGGATAGTGGCAGTTCGTCATTGCATAGGTTATCACTTACGTAGAATGCGATGTGGTTATACCCCGAATATTTCGCCCACTGCTCTACTTCCCGACCGAAGCCACCCGAACCAACTATCGCAAGGCTATTCATAATATACTGCGAATTTAGACAAATCAGGATAAGGCAAGCTGATGTCGGGCATTTCCTTTGCCGTGCCATCCAAGTTGTAAAACTGCTGCATATCTCGTACGCCCTTTGCTGCTATTTCAGGTAACAGATAAAAGTTCCAACCAAGCATCTCGAATGTATCTACATGGTAGCTGCATTCACCCCTGCCGCTGAACCTCGCACGCTTGAACCAATTATATGCGTAAAAATTGTCAGTCAGTATCGCCCCTGCCTTTCCAAGTTTTAGATGCTTGTATGGTCCTGTAAATGATAGGCATTGATACTGATGTTCTCGATACATACCTGCTGTAAATCGCAATGCTGAATCCCAAACCGAACTGCCTATAAGCTGATATTCGCCAGTCAATATTCTTTCGCTTTCAATGAAGTTCACCTTATTACCTGAATGTATGATTGCACAAGGCACTGATGGATAAGTGTGCTTTGGTATGCTGATTGTCTTGTTGACTACCTTACCCATATGCTTTTCATACATCAGCGCAAGAAATAACGCATTGCTTTGATTATCTACTGCCACTGCATATGGTGAACCTGTGTATTCGCATAGCTTCCTTTCAAATTCTGCTGTGATGTCGTATATTGATGTCATTGCCTTGCTTTTATGAAGTCATCGAAACTGCCATCATAGCCCTTATGTGCATACTCCCACTTGTATTGTCGGTATAGTGGGTTCACCTCTTCTACGTTGTTTATTTGATTTTCAAAATAGTTATTCAGATACCCTATTCTGTTTATGTTGTTCCAATGCTTGAACATAGTGCTTTCAAGACCGCCATAGTATTTTTTTGGCTCTTCAAGTCCACCGATATGCCTTAAAAACTTCAAGTCAGCACACGATATTGACTGCGTACACGCCTGCGTTGGTTGCCAAATCTCATAGTTCATATAGTGCCACTGATGATAGCCACGCTCAATCATTTCACGCCTGCATATGTCGAACATAAGGCATAAGTATTTCACATTCTCGTGCTGTATCACATCCATCATTGCCGCATCCCACCCTTGCGTTACAGGGAACGAATCACAATCGTATAGAATAGCATAGTCATAGTTCAGTGTGTTTATCAGTTCGTTATAGCCTGCTGACAACCCTCTGTTGTATCGCTCACCGATAATGGTTATGTTGTATTTGCTTTTAAGCATTTCAACCATCTCAACGGTCAGGAATGGATAGGCATTGTCCACTGCATATATGGGCAGGTTAAGTGTATTCGTGTTCCTCAACTGCTGCATACTGCGGTCAATGATTTCATATTCATTGTATAGCAGTGTGAATATCGCCTGCGTTTTTATTTTCTTGCGTACAACAAATTCATTGCCGTACTGACCAAGCACATCATATTCTTGAAAGTTTATTGCATCTACGGCAGGTCTAACTTCAGGGCTGTATAGGTGGTCGTTGTAATCATCAAAGACTATGTAGCCGCCATCAGATACCATCTTGCTGTATAGCTTAAAGTCGTTTTGCACTCCTGCATAGGAATGGTCGCCATCAATGAATAGAATGTCAATCTTATCGCCGTTTAGCAGTTCCTTTACTATATTGGCTGTGGATGGGTATTGTGAATTGGCTTCGATGTATTGATAGCTGTTGTTATGTTTATTCAATCTGCTTACGTTGTCCATCACTCGCTCCTTAGGTATCGGACCGCCCAAGTCTATTGATATGACATTCGTATTGGGTCGCTGCAACATCAAACACGCTGAACCGCCTGCATAACAACCTATCTCTACATAGTTCAACTGCCTGCCATTATCATATGAATTAGCAATGTCGAATAAAATATGGTATTGCAGATGAAAGGTTTCATTGTTTATTGCGGCTGCAATCTGTTTTGTCAGTTCGAGCGATTCTGTCGTGATATTCATTTTGTGCGCTTCCGACCGTTTACTGGTTTGCTTTCATAAGTAGCGTAAATCGTGTGTTCATATAGTCGTTTCATCATATCCTGTACGCAGGTCGGGCAGGATAGGTCAGGCGGTGGCATATTGAATAACTCTACGTGTACGGATAGCATCGTCATCAGGTTTGACTGCGATTGGTTGTCGCCTGATACGAAGCCTGCCACTTTCCACGTGTTGTATGTAGTCCACGCTGCCTTTAGTCGTTCGTATTGTGATTGGTTCATAGCTTAGTGATGTATTTTGTTATGATGTACCCTGCGAACATCGATGTGAAGCACAAAGGTATTAATATTTCAAATGACACGTGGTTGATGATGCCAAGTGTCAGGCATACCCAGAACGATAAACACTTCGTGCAATCAAAGGGCTTCATTCGTTTGATGTTGAAGAACCACTTGAATGTCTGTACCACATTGCTCACAGGGTAGATGGCTGCTGCAATGAACGGCGACAATATCAATATCCATTCACGATGAAGTTCCATAGCTGTACACGTTTTTTGTTCACAGTGTCGATGTGAAATTTATGTTTAACTGATTCGTATAACGCATTGCCGTAGTCCTCACGCATTGCAGGGCTTTCAATCATTCGCTTGATTTGTTTGTACCAATCTTTATGGCTTCGGTTAGGCTCAACTGGCACATAGTTGCTGCCGTTGTAGTGCGGTTGATAGGGATGGATATTTGATACGATGCACGGCTTCTTCTTGAATCCTGCTTCTGCAAGTTTAAGCGGCGACTTGCATTTGTTGAACTCATTCTCCTTAAGCGGCACAAGGCACACATCCATTTCGTCTAATAGGTAGCCGTAGTTGTATATGTCCTTGCCCCATATACGCCTGTACTTTTCGTTAGTCGTGATGTTGGTCGTTTCGTATTTCTTTAACTCGGCTGCATAGTCAGGTGATAGGCAGTTGTAGTTGTTTGTAAATACCTTTTCGTACTTGTATGATTCCTGCGCCTGCATCGGTATCGGTCGTTCTTCATACACGCCGTTGATAAGAAATGCCTGCTTCTGTCCATTGCTGAAGCCACCATACACAATTTGATACTTGCCATTTATTGACAAGTCATCGTGAAGCCTTTCCATCCCATCAGCCATCATCTGTATGTCAGGCAAATGACAGATGCCGCCCTGCCACCCTACACGCACAAGGTCTGATTCCGTTGCCGTACTGCTCCATTGCGGTTGGTCTGGGTTGATGCCGTTCGGTAATACCTCTACATTCGTGTTGTAGTTCTTTATCTTGTCTGCAAGGTATGATGTCGTTGTGGTCACATAGTCTGCCGCTCGTATCGTGTCCACCACTCTGTTTGATTCTTCTCTGTTATATGCATAGTATAGAACGTGGTCGTGTGGCAGTACCCAGTAATCGTCAATGTCGTACAACACCTTGCACCCTGCCTGCTTGGCTGTGTTGATTAGGTGTACAGGGTTGATTGACCTCGATGCCTGCCTTGTGATTACTAACAACTGATAGCTCTTAAAAAAATCTGCTTTCGCTTCGTCTATGTTGTTTATTAGCGTGATGTCGATGTGCTTGTAGTTGTCTGCGATATGGTGTGCAGGAATAAGGCAGCGGTGGTACTCCACGCCCGATTCAGGTACGCTGCGAAGCATCAGCACCTTGTATGGTTGGTTGTTCATATAGTCTTTGATTTGTCTTTTGCTTTTCTTTAGCGAGAAGTGGATGGCTGATGTCGGGATGCCTGTTTCTCGGTGCAACTTGCGAATTGAACCCTCTGCGATATAGTGCTGCAATATCCGTGCATCGTAGGGGTACTTCCCGATGCTGCCGTAACTTTTTTCTTGATCTTGGATGTAGTCTTGGATGCCTGCTTCGTCATAGGTTGTTGGTTTTGTTTCATCAAAAGTAACCACATTTATATTTTCATTCAGTTCATCGTGTAGGTGCTTACGGTACTTGTAGTTGAATGTCGAACGTGGACTGCGCCACATCGTCATCACAATACGTACTGCAAAGAACTTGATGTTGTTCGCCCCCTGTGCTTCAATAGCTGCAAGTTTATTCTTGTCGTACTCCAACAGGCACAATAACACTTCTTGATACAAGTCGTCTGTCAGGTCGTGGTTGTTGGTTATCTTCTTGCAGATGCTCAACAACTCGCTGCCTGTATATAAGTCCTGAAAGGTCATAAGCCATATACTAACATCGCCGCATCTCGCACTTCCTGATTCGTTCGCTTATCGTACCCTGTTAGCCGCTTGAATTGCTCGGCATTGACCTTGTGCTTCTTAGGGATGACAAGGTGGCACTGATAGTTGTTGCGTATGCAGTACACCTCAATCAACTTACCTACTGCGTGATTCTCGCCCACGTTCTTGGCTATCTTCTGCGCCACGTTTGACTTGCCGCCGTGCCAGTTGCTTTTTTTATTCAGCCACCCTGCTTCAAGTTTTACAATCGTTCTGCGCCTGCTGTTCCACTCTTCAATCGTCTGCAACACATCGAAGAATGAACCTGTGAATAGTTGCATCTTGTCGTCAGCATATCGGTCATAAACACATAACCCTGACTTGTCAAGGTCAGGGTCAATGCCAATATACAATATGTGGTTGTCAATGGTCATTCCTGTATCAGCACTTCTTTCGGCTTGCGTAAAAATATGTACTTCCCCTGATAGCTGTCAAGGATGTACACTTCGTAGCTGCCATCCATCTGCAAGTTGCCTGATAGGATGCCCTCGCCGTTGTTGTTGATGTTCAAACGTGCCTTGACCGTTAAGCCTGTAATGGTGAAGCTGCGTGTGTATTCGCTGTCAAAGGTCAGGCTCATCACCAAGTCTGTTGCCTTTGTAAATAACTTTCCATCGTGGAATTCGATGTCCAGTAGGTCGTTGTTCTTTGCTTCAGATAGCAGGTCGAATGACTTGCCTCTGATGATAATTTTGTCTGCCATCTTAATCTGCGCAACTGATGAAAAGCATATCGTTGTCAGTATGATTGTAATTAGTGTTTTCATATCTATTGAATTGTGATTGTTTTAGTTGTTGACCAAGCACCTGAACCTGTCTGACATCGTGACTGCGATTGTACTTCAATCGTCGTTCCTATTGTTGCAGGTCGTGTGATGGTTAAGCCATTAGTTGTTGTTTCGCTCCAAGCCGTAGTTCCTACATTGCGGAAGCGTATTGCGTAGAACTTGCTGCCGTTGTTTACGAATGTAGTTGTCCACCTGCCACCACTTGATGACAAGGTGAAGTCTGCCGGTGCTTGTGATATGGCAGGTACAGTGTATGTGATTTCACTTGTCGCTGACTTCGTGCCATTAGTACAGGTTGCTGTTGCCCTTAATACCACGCTCGATGCCTGTATCGGTAATGTGGTTGTGTATGGTGCTGATAAGTTCTGCGTGTTCTGTGCGCCGCCATTCACTGCATAGCTGAATGATATGGATTGATAGTTCGTGTTCGGTGCAATGCTGACCGTTACCGCTTGGCACGTTGTTGATGCTGTTATGGTCGGCTTTGTGCAAGTCGGGGGTGGTGGCGTTACGCTGATGCTGATGGTCACGAAGCCATCGCCAGTGCATCCATTTGTCGATGTAACAGTAACGCCGTATGATGTAGTCACAGTCTGCGTGATGGTGATGCTCTGCGTGGTCTGTCCACCTGCCCATTTGTATGTGTATGGCGCAGTGCCGCCTGTTGCGTTGGCTGTGATTGTGGTCGGTGTACCTGCCTGTACGCTCGATGGCGCATTGATTGATACCTGCATCGGGTTCGTGATGGTGAAGTTCTTCGTCGCCGTTGTGCTGCCGTTTACATTCGTAGCCGTTAAGGTCACGGTCTTTGTGCCGCCTGTTGAATAGGTTACATTCGGACTTATCGCTGTTGATGTGGCAGGTGTTGCGCCGCTGCCCAAGTTCCACAAGTAGCTTGTTGCATTCTGTGATTGATTGGTGATGTTAGCCTGCACCCCTGCACAAGTCGTGCTGATGTTGCCTATTGTCACTACTGGTAAGGATGAAGCAGGGGCAAATGTGCCTGTGATATAATACCTGCCCACGCTGTTGTATCGTTTGTTCTGTGGTCTGTTCGCAATCGGGTCAGTGTCGTAACAGGGGGCATTCATATTCGGGTTGGCTGATGAACCTACCTGAATGAAGTACGTGCCTGCAGGCTGATTGATTAGCGTTATGCTTGATGACAATTTCTGCAAGTTAGAATCAAGAGCAATGATGTTGCCCGATGCGTTGCGTATGATTAGCCTTGTGTCCATTGTCGCCTGCCAGTTATCCGACTGCCTGAATGAAAATGGTCGGCAGTTGATGGTGAAGTTCTGCGCCGTTGTTATCGTGAACCTGAAGTAATCTTCATCGTAGATTGATACAGGTGGATTGTCGATGTAGTGGAATGAAGTCGTGTTCGTGAATGACCTGCCTATCATACCCGAATCGCTGATTGCGTTATTCACTATGTTAATATTCTTAGCCGTTGCCGTTGTGTTTCCGATGTCGTCTGCTTTCAATGATAATAGTTTTGGATGCGGCGTGTAACCCTTGCCGCCTATCCGTTGAAGTGATAATTCTGCGATGTCATCCTGCCAGTTCGGCATATTGAAGCCGCCCGACATACGCCACCCACAAGGACCGCTTATTGGTCCGCATACCCAAGCCCCGATATTGCGACCGTATGCCACGCCCATCTGTGGTGCGAATGATGTTTCGCCCTCACCCTTGCCGTAATAATAAGCTGCTACTGCTTGACCTTGTGCGTTGTTCTCTGAATGGTGATTCAAATACAGCATATGCCCTGCTTCGTGTGCTGTTGCGTTGGCAATGCTCTTGAAGTCAGGTTGTCCGTTGCTCGTTATGTTTTTAGTGAATACAAATCCAGGTTGATATGCCTGCCATCCCCACGCACCGACAAAGGCAACACCGCCGACACCGCCATACCACGAATCCGTTGGCGTTAATACAATCGTGCCACGCTTGCTTGTCTGTGCTGCGTTATATACGGATTCGATTGTGGTCACGTTCAAGTCGAATATCCAATAGTAGTTCGCAACAGAATTGAATACATCACGAATCTGTTGTGTGGTGAATCCTGATGATGCAGCGTTGATTGTACTTGCTGACCAGTTCGGGTTGTTGATTACTGCGCCATCGAAGTCAAGGAATAGAACATTGGTGCTGTTCGGCAACGATTGAAGCTGCGGAACTTGTGCCGACACGTAGGTGCATATCAGCAGTAGAAGTGTAATGATTCGCATCGTTTTTTATGCGAATGTAAGTTTTTTTATGTTAGTCTAATTTGTGAGTTATATGATATTTAATCGAACAACGTTAATTGCTGACCAGGTAATTTTAACCACTCTAATAGTCTTGATTTATGAAAACCCAAAGGGAGCAAAACGACTTCTCCGTAATCGGGTTCAGTCGTATCACAGCATCTATGCTCTTTAAGTTGTTCAATGTAATTATGTTCATCTTCCCCTATTACGATAGTTTCAACTTCTACTTTTGACCAACCAAGTAAGCCTGTTACCTTATTAACAACGTACTCGTTACCTGTTTGAAAGTAACGTGCTTTTTTAGGCTCATCGTAAGGTTTGTAATTATATAAAATTCTCATATATTTTTTTCGTTACTGCCTCAAATCACTTCCTGCAATCGGGATGATGTTGAACATCTCTCGCATACGGCTATATACTCGCTCGCCATACTTTTCTTTCATCTGGTCAGGTGTCAGGTTCGTTGTTACCATAGTGCGGTTATGCGGCACGTTTACATATCGCTCTTTTAACAGTTCAGACATTAGGTTGATGCGGTTGCCGTAGTGGTTAATTTCACGCTCATCACCCAAATCATCGAAGCACAGGAAACCACCGCAATAGTTCTCTTTTGTGTAGTAATCAATCTCATCATAACGACCATCGAACTGCGCCGCCAACTTATTGCAGTTCACCATCTCAAACTTGCCTATCGGGTTGTTCAGGATGCAGGAAGCAATGATGGTCTTGCCAGTGCCGATGTTGCCAATAAGCAGGATGCCCTTGTTCGTGTCCAGTGTAGTGCTGCCATTCAGGTGATACCCTGCAAGGTCTGTGAAGATGTCCTTGATGTCGTTGCGCTTGTTCTGCTTCACACGTTGTGCCAGTCGTTTCAAGTATAGTTCTGCAAGACGTGGCTGCGTGTATCCGTGCCATTCATCCTGCTTCAGTTGTTGCAGATATTGTTCAGACTTAAGCCTGTAATATTTTTGCTTCTTTGCCTCGAATATGATTAGCTGATATTCTTCATCTGTAAGGTCAATGAAGTTAATGTCGTCAAGTAGTTGTTGCCGCTTGATTTGTTCCTGCTGTAAGTAGCTTTCTATTTTTTCGTTCATAAAGTGGGTTATTTTGAAAGATTATGTGAATTTAATGTTCTTGTACACTTCGGGATTTGTAAGGCTTGATTCGTCGTTTTTATGCCCTTTTTTGGCAAATTTAGAATTAGTCAGCCAATCGGCTTGGAATCCTCCCCACGAGTTCTCGATTGCTGCCTTGATGCAATCATTCGCTGTTAGGTCTGTTTTTTTGATCTCTCGCCATATCTTCAGGAATGCAGTGCGTGTGTTGGTCAGGTGTTTGTTCTTGCGGACTTTCAGCCATTCGTCTGCAAGGTTTGAATCGACACCCATCTTCAGCAGTGCATCCTTTGCATCGAATTTTGTTTCAACACCATTTTTATCTTTATTTTCATTATCATTTATATTTTCATTTTCATTTTCATTTTCATTTTCAGAACGTATTACGTTCGTATTACGTTCGTATTCACTATTATTTGATGTTGTTTTCTTGGTTTTATTCCATCTACTTTTCACTGATTCTGCGGCTTTCAGGCTTTTATCTCTGCGTTTTTGTGCCTCAATTTCAAGACGCTCATTGTAACTGCCACGTTCATCGTGTTTGAATTTTTGAAACACAACATTGCCATTTGTAATCGATTCGCATTGCGTTCGTAATACGTTCGTATCAATCCTGCCACCATGCTGATGTTGAGCGCATAGCATACGGATATACAAACCTATCTGTTCATTCGTCATAAACATTGTTCCAGTCAGAAAATCTGAACTGTAAAATAAAAATGCTGGGTCTTTACTCATAATAAAAAAACCCAACAGTTTCAGTGGAACGAACACCTACGCTGCTGGGTTTGGGTTAAAGGTTTAACCAATATCTTAAATGATGTCGTTCTCATCATACTGCAAATATAACTTATTTTTATTTTAATTTATTAAGTTGGTCTAAGTTCCAAAAATACATTGGTGGTGAAACATTTTTATTTTTTACAATTCCATTCCAATACCTGCCAATATTATTTATGTTAATGTAATAATTACCGCATGGCTCAATATCTTCATGTATAAAAACAAGAAATAAATCAATTCCAGTTGCTTGACTTATTTTTTTATATTGACAATATAATCTGTTATCACAACCAGTTTCAATAATGTTACCGAATTTAACCCATTTCTTTTTTCTTTTTACTTCAATAAATACACATTTTTGATTCTTAAATATAGTTAGATCAGGGCTTGTAATTACTTCATTAGAAAGAAAAATTTTTGGTGCAATATCTTCACTAAATTGGTACAATGGTAAAATTGAATATCCTTTATTTAAGAAATATTCTGCAATTATCTTTTCTCCATCTTTACCATATTGTAATTTATCCTTAAAATTTTCCTTTGTCTGCTCCATAATGATCCCAGTTTGAACGGTTTTGACGACTAAAAAAATCAAGTTTATTGCCAATACACATACGCTCTACCATTTCATAAAATGCTTCAGGTTTACGTGAATGCTCACGCCTTGATTCAACTATTAAATCACGCTCTGAACTGCCCTGAATAATTGGATTTCCTTTAATTGCTAATAGACAAAATTCAAGCTGCATGCGAACGGTTCTGCCAATACCCATTTTTACTTTATCCCAAACAAGTGTGGCTTTATATTCGAATCCCCATTGACGAACCAATAAAAAAGAATCTTCTAAAAATGCGTGTGTTGTCCATAAAAACAAAACGCAATTTTCTGCAGCTGGTAATTCAATTTCTTTAATTTGATTAATAGTCATAGTTGGGTAATCAACTGCACCACGGTTTGAAACTGAATCATAATTCTCACTATCAAATCCGCCTTTTTCAGAATACGCCCATGGTGGATCTATAGCAATAACATGGTATTTTTTATCAGGTTGAATTAAATTTTCCTGTTCAATTTTTTGTTTTGTTTCTTCAATTCGTTGATCACGTTCCGCTTTCTTTTCCTCCTTCTTTATTTCCTGATATGCCTGATTAATACTTACCTCACCAGTTGAAAGTTTTGCTTTTACTTCAGGCGTTGCAATAGCTTCAATTTTCTTAACCTTTGCAATGGTGTCGTGTGATACGTTGGCAACTTTTGATATTTCTTTTATAGTGTTTATTGGTTGTATATTCGACTTTTCAGATTTATGAAAAGTGGTTTTTCTTTCCGTTTCTTTTTCTTTTGCCTTTGCGCTAAACACTTCTTCAAGCTGCAACGCTAAAACGCTTCGTTGATAGTTGCTTAAATTTCGCCTACCAAACTGGTTGCGAATCATCCACTCTTTTACCTCAACTTCATTTTCAAAATATTTTTCTTCAGTATTAAATTTAAGATTATGCTTTTGCGATATCTCGTACCTGTTATGTCCATCAATGATAAAACCATTCCAAGTTAGAATGGCATCACGGATTCCATCTGAAATACAATTTGCTTCAAGTTGCGAATATTCATCCGCAGTAAGTGGTGGAATTAATTTTTTGAATTCTTCTTTAATTTTCATGTTTTATTTTTTTTAATAAAAAACCCCTGATATTGCAGTAGCCACCGCCAAGAGGCATTCAACAACAAAAGGGGATTTTAAATTTAGTATCTTAATACTGGCGGTCATTTACTGTAAATATAACTTTTATTTCTTTTTCAATTCAAAGTACTTGCGAAACTTATTATCAATGCTGCCACGAACTATGCCATCACGTTGTAGCTTCATTAGGTATTGCAGCATATTGTAAGCATCATCGAATCCGAACACGCAGTAATCGTCTGCATATAACTTGCCGCCGCACTTCAGGTGCTGCATCACTATCCTGTCACGATACTTGTCACGTTCTTCATTGCCTTGTAAGGTTGTCATATTGCGCCAATATGTGAGTTATTTCTTTATTAGCCTTTCAATGTGATGCACCAGTGACTTATACACCGCTTCCTGCGCTCCGATGCGCTGACCAAGACTAACCGCATAATCCTGCAACTCACGTACATCATCGCTTACATAGTAACCCTTACCATTTGCGCAGATGTTCGGCATCCCATTAAGCCGCAGGTGGTTGATTATCTTGCGCAGTCGTACATCAGTCAATCTGATGTCTGGGTACTTTTCATTCAGCGTGTCGCAGATGTAACTTGATGAAGCTGGGTTGTGCTTCGTTTTCTTCGACAGCCCCTGCGCTACAATACGTGCAAGGGCTAATTCGTCATCATTTAGTTTCTCTGTTTGTTTCTCGAATCCTTTTATCATACAATATCATTTTCAGGGTAATAGTAATCTTCTTCATTCAGCATCCTCTTGATGCTTGCTGCTTGCTGTGGATAGATAGGACTGCCGTGACAATACTCGCAGTCCGTATCGATGCAGTCACACATCGGACAGGCTTCCATCTCGATGTTGTGCTGTTCTTCAATGTAGTCTAACTGGTCTTTCATAATGTGTCGTTTAAAATGTTCACGTTAGTCAATATCCACTTGCTCGATTCAGCAATGCGTTCCTTTAGCAGGTCGATATGTCCATCAATAGGCTCAATCGGTACAACGTGCAACTGCAACCGCTCCAGTGCCATACGTGAGTCGAATGATATGAAGTAGCCGATGCGTGTTTCTGTGAATAACATATTGGCGACCATCTGCCAGTAATATTCGGGTGCGATGTCCAACAATGAAGCTGCATCTGTAATCAGCAAGTGCCGCACGTGTTCTGTTGAGTTGTAGGGGCATTTGATTTCGATGATGCCATTGTCGCCGGTTGCTGCCGTGAATACGCCATCAGGACTTCCACCACAGTATTGGTTGTACTCAAAGAACTTGGGATTCATTATGCCGTAATATTGCAGGTTCAGGTGTGGATGCTTTTGTTGGAATGCAGCCGCCGCATCTGATTCGTGTGCGTTGCCCCAGTCCATCGCATCCGTGTTCATCCTGCCGCCGTTGATAGGTTCAAGCGTTAGTATCTCGGCAATCTTTGATAGCATATAAGTTTCTGCAAGCTGCCCGAAGTAGGCATCCTTGCTTCGACCTTTGCCCATTATCTTGTGTATTTCAGATGCGGTAATCTTTCCGCACCTGTCCATTATCCAGTCGTTATAGTTGTTCATAGTGTTGGTTTGTTTCTTGTGTGATTGATTTTGATTTCTGTTTTGTTCAATGATTTGATTGACTTGCTGCGACTGATTACATACACACCACGCCGTATTCGATTCGCATATCCTGCCTTGCGCATTATCGTCGCAATAGACCTCGTGATGCTGTGCTTCGCTGCCAGATGTTGTATCTCGCTTGCAGATATTGGATTGCGCTTCTTGTGTAATTCTTCAATGAACTTCGTTAGCTTCTTGTTATCCATTGTCTGATGTGTTGTTGTTTAACTTATTCAACTTCATCCTGAACTGCTCGGCTTTGTTCTGCAATACAGGCGCAATGTCGATGGTGTCCTTCCGGTTGATGTCCTTGCCGAATATCCTACCCAGTTTCTCTGCTGCATCTTTCAGTGCGTAGCTTTCGGCAGCAGGAGCAGCCATCTGAACCGCTGATGTGTTCACCTGCGTGAAGTCAGTCGCTGCAGAACCCTTTGCTGTTTGTATAGGACTTGCACCGATGCCATCCTGCCAATCCCACTGCGATGTTATTGGGTCAAGTATATGAAGCCTGCCGATAACTACGATGCTGTTCGCCATTATCTGTGCGCTCTTAATCTCGAACCGCCACGACTGATATATTGCAGTCAGCAAGTATTCAACCTTGTCAATCGGAATGTAGTTCGTGTTGTTAGCGAATTTGTTCTGCTTTATCCACTCAGGCTTCGGGGGCTGATTCAATAAGGTAAGCAGGTCGTTCTTCTTAGCTGCCGCTTCGGGGTCAGCATACAAGTCGGGTAATGATGGGAGTTTTGTGTTTTGTTTCATTGTTTTTGGATTTGTGCAAAGTTAACTTTTATTTTGTTTCGTGTTGTTATTCGTATTAACAAATGATTGTTTGATGTCCTTTATCTGCTGCATCTTATTCTCAATCTGCATACGCCTGCATTCTTCATAGATGTACTTCATCCAGTCGTTGAAGTTCGGCTGCTCTGTTGGTTTGGTTGTCTTACTGCTCATAGTACTTGTTTATCACTTTGATTAAGATGTCTTGTGCTTCGCCTTTGAACGCTTTGATAATGGTTGGGCGGCTGATGCCTGTTGCCTTAGCGATGATGCCGTAGTCACCGAACCTGTACTTCAGTTTCCACTGGTTAAGTGTGCGTGCAGGAACTTGTCCTATCCTCGTGTGCTTGCTTAGTCTAATCTTCATAGGACTTGATTAATAGGGTTACATTCTCAATCGGTCTGCGATGTTCGTCAATAACCTGCTGAAACCATTCTTGCAGGTATTCTTCTGTGTAAGGCTCTGACATCTCGGCTTTGATGTCAATCATGTGTTCGTTGGCGTACACCTTATAGAACATCGTCTTGTGTGTGCCCGGTGCAGTTCCATTGCTGCGTGTTAATGTGTAGGTTGTCATAGTGGTTAGTTTAAGATTTTAATGATGATGTGAATTGCGAAGTAGGAAGCGGATATCGCCAGTACGACATACGCTGCGGTGTTGTTCTTTTGTTTCATTTTGTTTTGTTTAGTTTAGTTGTTATTAAGATATTCCATAACATCAGCAGCATCATAATCGCCATCGCAGGCAGATTCATTGATTGCTGCAATATCAATGTCTGTTAATTGGTCAATAGTCTTGATGTAGTCAGTATCATACCTGCCATCCCATCTGAGTATCGCAGTTCCTTGTTCGTATTCTTCACGTGTCATCAATTCGTTGTTATTAAGGTCCGTAAAGTTGCCATCGTCATCAGTGAAGATGTCCTTATTGCATTGTGCTACTAATTCGCCGATTGTCTTGATTGCTACGAAGCGCAATCCTTTATCGGATAAGTGCAGGTGTACTGTTGTTGTGTTGGTTACTTGTTTCATTTTGTTTTGGTTAGATTGTTAATTGATATTGCAAATATAAACACAAATAACAATACCAAACAAGTATTTTGCAAAATATTTTTTTAATTACTGCATAACTGATTGATTTACAAGGGAATAAAATTTAATAAAAAAGCCTGCATTCATCGTGCAGGCTCTAAAACAAATTATGAAACAAAACACGGAACTCGCCAACCGTGCCAATCCGTTGCTAATATAGCTAATTCTTATCTTCAGGCAGCTTCTCGGTAACTACCTGCACCACCACGTATGCGAATATCATCACGCCCAGTACAATCAACCCGAACTCAATATCGTTCATCGCTTCATCAGTTCTTTGATTGCATCATCCTTGTGCTTGCTGCTGTTGCTGCTCCCGAAGTAATACGACAACACCATACCGACATACGATGTCAATGCACCTAACACATAGATAAGTATGTCCTTTTCAACAGTCGTAATGCCCTTGAACATTATCAGATAGAACAATGCAAACGTAAGCCCGACGATAACCAATGCAAGAATAGGTGATACAATCTTGTTCAATAAAGGTGCTGCTTCGCTTGTCGCAATATCTGATTCACGCTTACGTGCATCTGCAAGGTCCTGCATATCAAGTTCAAGCAGTCGCATCATCTCTGCCTTGTCCTGCTCGGTCAGCGTTTCATCCTTACTGATTAAATTCTTAACCACACCAAGTACGCCCTTGTCAGGCAGTACGTCACCAACCGCATCCAGTATCTTAGGGGCTTTGTCATTTATGAACTTGCCGACCTTAGTTTCTTTGAATTTCTTTTTATCCTTTACGCCAGTCGCCATCGCTCACCTCTGTAATGTAGTTTTTGCCGAAGAACTGAATGGCGATGGTTGCACCTATGGTGACGAAGTTCACCACCTCAACAGGCACAAGAGCAGATGAATTGACCAATGCTGCTGCGTTAAGTATAATGTTTGCAAGCACTACAATCCATTGCGCATAAGACCAACCCTCAGCAATCCATTTACCCGACATCGTGTATGCGTTGTTTAAGAATACCGTTATGCCTGCAATTATGACACCGAACCACGCTGCAAGCGTTGGTGATGCAATCACTGAATAACTTGTCAATGTGAGTACTACAAGTGAAAGTACGTTGAATAGAATGGTCTTTTTCATTTTTATGTGGTTTTAATTATTTTGAAGTATTGCTGCCTGTTGCCTGTCTGCTTGTATGATATGTGTATCCAGTCAGGTCCATTGATGTTGCCATATTCCCATAATAGTTGGTCAAAGATTAAGTTCGTGCGCATCCATTCATATAGCCGTGCATTCTCGGCGTTGTCTTTCGTGTCTATATCTATCGCTTCACCTTTCATGTGCTGTGAATTGTTCGAACCACCTACTTGCAGGTTCAACTTGAATGAGCGATAAAATGAATTGATGTGTATCGGCTTGCCGTACCATTCTCTTGCAGGCTCGAAGCACCTTTCAGCAACTAACCGCATTGCAGCAAGTATCGTGTCGTCGGGATGGTTTGTGATGCCATATCGCAACGCTGTCGGGCTGTGTGTCGCTTCTTTGTACGATATGTGCCTACTTATTTGCATTGCCTAATGACTGCTGAATCAATATGTGCTTTATCTCTTTGATGTCCGTCTTTATTTCTTTCATCTCGTCCCTCAACTCCTGCTTGTCTGCTGACCGCTGTTGCTTGATGTTCTCTACTTCTGTTTTAATTTTTGTGATTTCATTTTGCGTTGTTATCCAACCGCCTATCATCGTAAGCAGTAACGGCGTTGCTACTGCAACTAACTGCATCAGGTTTACTTCACGCTTTATTGTCGTCATAGTGGTGTGATTCTTATTGCAAATGCAAGGATGTTTGAGTTGCCCGAATAGTCAAGGTCTGTATCTTCATTTATTGTTGCAGGTAGTGTGCCTGCTGCAAGGTCTGTAGTTGTATTC